TTGACCATCTTTGTACTTGTATCTATATGCAAACCTAGGAAACTTAAATTCAAATAAAGATTTTTCTGCTATTAAAATAACTTTCCAATCAACAGATCCAGAAACTATACTAGTAGACACAGCGTCTAAGCTTAACTTGAAGGTGTTTGGAGAGAAACTTAATAAGTCTATAACAGTAGCTATAACTTCTTCATCTTCACTTTCATCTAAAACAGTAAACTTTAATCTATCTCCAACAATTAAGTTCATATTATGTTGAAAAGTAAAATTACTATTTGTTTCAGGGTGTAATCCGCTATCTAATGGATCACCATTTGAATCAACGAAAGACTTATTCAAACAAACACTCTCTACTATACCCGATCTCAAAGATGAAGACATTGATATAGTTGGCGCTTGTGTAGGTGATTTCTTAATAACAGTTACGTCATCAAGTGTAAAATTATATGTTGCTGTTGAGTGTGCTGTGGTTAGCACCGTGTGTGTAGAAAAATCTGTAGATCCAGCTTTGAATTTAGCTATTTCTATTTTTTTTGGTTCAGAATTATTATCTGTGAAAAACAATAAACCTTCTATTATGTTGACACCAGTTATAAGATTATCATAACTTAGGTTTAATATACCTAGAGTGTCAACTAAGACAGGTGATGCTATTTTAGTATACTGATCATACTCTACTATTGCATCAATACTACTACCAGTTATAAACCAATATATTTTATCGTTAGCAGAATCTCTAACAGAACCAATACATTTACCTGCAGCAATATTTATAGCAGAACTATAAGCTAGTTTATTACCAAGAACATTTTGCATTGCACCAACATCATCACCTTCTGAGCTAGCGATTTGCATATTCAAAGCGTCTCTATACTCAGCGTTAGGAACTAATCTCTCGTCCAAGTCTTTATTCATTCGACCTGCACGAAAATTTCGTTTGATTTCTGGCATGCTTTAGTGTTTTAGATGTTTAGATTTACCTCTCATAACTTGAGATAACTCTTCAATTTTTAAGTTTGATAGTCTTAATTTAGCTGTTCTTATGGCTGCAAACTTTTCTCTTTTAAATCTAGCTACTAAGTATTCTTGCACGTTCGCTCTTGTTGATAATATAGCGTGAGCCATGTATTTATACATAGCTTCTTCAGCAAATTTGTGTACTATCATTTCAGCATCAGTACCTAAGCTATCACTTACGTATTTAAGTATAACTGTTTTACCACTTATGTCTGAACTAAAGTGTATTAAACCTCTTTCAGAGTCTATATAAAATACACCGTTTGACTGTGCTGTTTCAGGGTTTAAACCATATCTTCTACCTGAATCAGTTAGGTAGTCGTATAGACTAGCACTAGGATCAGCTGAGTTTATTTGAGCACTGTAACTAAAGTCTGTCCAAGAGTTAGAGTTCTGTGCTGTAAGTAAAGTTTCATCATCTCCAAATATATAGTTAAAATCATCACCCTGCAATATAGCTGTAGGGTTACTAGTTTTACCTGTTGGATAAATAATATGCTCAATACCTGAACTATCTTTCCATGCAACTTTAACATAATTAACATAATCATGTGGAAGTTTCATAGTTAATGAAGGTGGTATTTCTATTTCTTGAGCTTTAGTAGATTTAAATGTATCGTAGCTTAATTCTTGTATACCTCTTTGCGCATGAAAAGCAATATCTGATCTTCTAGCTTTAGGTATTATTTTGTCTTCCCCTACGTAAGATATTATAAAGTTATTTATTATATCATCAATACCTATAAATTGATAATTACCAAAGTTTTCTGGAAACGTAGTTTGTTGAACTAATATAACCGCTCCATTAGCTGGCGCTGCATCAAACGTTACAACACCAGAGCTATTATTGTAAGGTGTTGAATCGTATAAAGCAGTATCTGCCTCTGAACCATTTATAAATATTCTAAAATCAGAAGCTATAACTGGTAAAGGAGAAAATGTTAATGTAAAAGCAGTAGTAGAACCATCACCAGTGAATGACTGAGAGTTGTTATAGTACTGTTGTTGTGTTCCTGTGAATAAAGGCATATCTTATTGTTTTTCTTCTTGAACGTCTTTGGCTTGTTCTGTTGATGATATTTGGTATAGGTTAGGATCTTTTATTAAAACACCAGCTAATGCTAGTATCTTAAAAACCAAACCTGTTTCTTCAGACTCATGTAACTCAAAATTAGTTGTAGAAGATGAATTGTATAGAGCTTTATTGTTAACAACAGTATAACCCCAAACAACTTGAGTTGGTCTAGATATGTAGTTACACACTACTGTAGAATTTGAAGGTATAGTTGTTGGATAAATTTGGATTGATCTATTTCTATTAATCTCTGTAGTTCCTCCTATTCTAACATATACCGGGTAGGTTATACTAGGTGCTGTTAATGGAGATGCTAATATATGGTGTATCTCGTTTTGATTTATTTTTTCTATTTCAACAAACTTACCACAGGCGTTAGTGTATAATTCACCCATTCTATAGTAATCTGGCATGGTGGCAATACCATTAGATCCTAAAACAACAGTTTGTCTATACTTCTCAAATATATCGATCTTTTCATCTAAAAGATCTATCATATCTGAATAAGTAGTGTCGTTTCCTGGTTGTCTAAGGAATTGATTTTTATCATAAAAGTATTGCTCAAATATATCCATCTGAGCTTGATTAGCTAATATGTTAAACTCTTGAGGCGTTACATAACCTCTTTGCTCTTTATTAGCAATAGCTAAAACCCTTTGATATACTGTATCTATACTTACTGCCATAATTTTTTTTTATTTATAATAACTAGGCTACCGAAGTAGCCTAACTACTATAAGGTAATCTATTTAATTTTCTTTTGTACACTATCTAGAACTTCCATTCCTTCATCCGTCTTAAACCAAGCAGCTAGAGCTGGATATGGTTCTTGATCAAATGGTACAGCCATTAGTTTTTTACCGTTTTTAGCCCAAGCAAAAGATCTACCATCTGGTGATAGCTTTATAATCTTCTGATTTACAGCTTTTAAAGCTAAGCTTTTTAAAGCTATATTCTCATCTTGTATTATTCTTAAAAACTCTTGAGGATTGTTTCTAGCAAAAACTATTGTATCTCTTTTTATTTCCTTACTAGTCATGGTATCTACATTGGACGATGTTTCAACTCTTAATAGAGACTCACAATCATCTATGCTAAACTCAGAAGCAATTTTTAAAGCTTCAATTTCCATTTCTAAATAAGATAAATCAACTTCAGCTTCTTTAACATCATCTTTTTCAAAGTAAGACTTACCGTTTAGTGGGTGATAAAGTGATAAAAGCTTTTGTAAATTCTGCTTTTGCTTTGGCACCATAAGTTTTCCATCTCTAAAAAATATATGACCTAGTGTTACTGTACCTTTTTGCTCATCTACAAAAGGTGAGTTTTGGTTAGTTGCATATCTTAATTCCCTTTGAAGACCTTGATCTTCATCAAACCATAATAAAGACTTAGCTCTACTGTGTTTCGCGGGTACTGTAAATAATAAAGGTGTCTTGCTACCTTTTAATAAATAAACTCTATCTTTAATTTCCCAAGTCGAGGGAGTTGTATTTGTTTTTTTCATGATATAATATAATTTAATAAGGGTAATAATTACCCCCGTCAGTTCAACGAGGGTAAGAATTACATTTGTTATTGATTAATCACTGTCTCCAGTTACACCATCAGTATCTTTGAATAAGATAAAGTTGTTAGCAGCTTGAACACATAAACATCTTTCTGATAAGAAATGAACGTTCATTGCGTCTTCGTCGCTAGTGTAGTTACCACCAACTGAACCTGTGATCCAAGATTTCATTCTTCTATCATCCGCTTCAGAAGCTCTGTAACGTACGTGTAAGAATGGTCTTTTGATGTTTTTACCTAATTGTTGATCGTAAACAGTACTTGTTCCAGCAGGAACTAATACACCTTGTACATCTCCAATTAATCCTCTTGTAGTACCATCGTTTAGGTATTTCCAGTCAGACTTGTAAAAATCATAAGAACCTCTTCTAAATCCTGAGAATCCTAAATTAATCGCCATATCTTCAGAGTTGTCAAATACACCATAAGATGTACCTCCAGTTCCGTAAGAATTTTGAGCAGCTAACATGTTATCAATTGCTAATGAAGTTCCTCTATTTAAGAACATCATGTTTTCCTCGATAGCACCTTGCTTGTCTAATTCTTGTAATACAACGTCAAATTCAGCTAAACCTTCACCTGCACCAGTTCCAGAAGAACCGAAATCAGGGTTGTTGTAGATTAATCCTCTTTCTTCAATAGCAGAAAATAAACCTTGTGTACCGTGTTGTCCAGCAACTCCAAATACTCCAGCTCCGTCTAATTGAGAACCAGAAACTGGCTCAGCTTCAATCATAGACATCTCTAATTGATCTTCAAATCTTAATCTTGCTTCGTGCTCAGACTTTAAGTACCATAAGTATCCTCCAGTTCCAGCTTCAGTAGTTACTTCTACCCAACCGATACTAGCAGTATCTGATCCGTTTACACTATACTTGTCTCTTAAGATGATTGGCTTATTACTAAAAGTAGTAAAGTCAGCATCTTTAGAGTTTCCAGCGTTAGCAGATCCTTTTTTGTACTCAGAACCGTAAACAAATACGCTTATTCCACTCATGCTATTCGTGATACCAGCAGCAGCTAAAGTAGCAGCAGTGTAAGGAATAACAGTAGCAACAGAAGCGCCAGCTGCTCTAGCTGAAACGTAACATTTTACTGTTACACCACCTTTGCTTACAACAATAGTATCATGAACATCAATCATACCAGCGTTAGCTGCTGATGAAAAAGTAAGTTCATTTGTTGCTCCACCGTCACCGTCTGTAGAACAGTCGTTAAAAGCAACGTGAATACGACCTTGCTCAGACCAAACAACTTGGTCAGATGCCATAGGCATTTCCGCTCCTACCATTTTTAAAAATCCAGCAACAGTTCTGTTACCGTATCTTTCAACTTCTTTTTCGTAAACTTCTGGTAGGAATTGTTTAGTAAAGTTGTAATCGTTTCCTGTTATAGACAGGTAATTTGACCCGTATAAATCTTTTACAGGTCTTGGTGTTAAATGTGAGAGAGCTGATGAGCTCCCAGTGAATGATCCACTAGCCATAATTTTTTAATTTTAATTGTTAAGTTATCTTGTTTTAATTTTAAACTTAAAGTCATTAGAACCACTGTCAACCGCTTTTACTGTAAACCCATTTGGATTTGGTGCCTTCTCGTGAGTAGACCTTGGATCCATATCGATGTTTTTAGATTTAGCCATACTGTTCTTAACAGCATCAGCTTTACCTTGTTCATAAAAGTGTTGAGCTACTAAATCAGGGTTCATTGCTGTAAATAAAGATTTGTGATAACCTGAAGCATCTGACATTTCATTTTTTTCATTCAAGAACTTCTTGACAAAATTGTTAATGTCGCTTTGTGTATCCTTAACCTTTGCAGCATCTTTTACGTTAAATCTGTATTTCTTTTCTCCAACCTTATATTCAAAACCTTTGAACTGATCGTTAAAAACTTGAGAAGTTTTTTCTTGAAATACTTTTTGTTGTAAACCTTGAGTCTTGTTAGTTTCCTCTAACTCTTCGTTATATCTATTGAAAAAATCTACAGCCTTCTGTTGTTCTGGCGCGAGCTTAGAACCAGCCTTGACTTCTTCGTAATATTTAGACTTTAGCCCGTCTAGGTGGCCTTTAGCACTTGCAACCTGCTCTTTTAGCGCTAATTTTTTTCTTTTAATATCTATTTCCTCATCAACGTCTTCATCGAACGAAAACTGATCGTCCATTAAAAAACTTATTTCATCGTTATCTAGATGAGGTTTTGTTTGTTTGTAATACTCTCTAAGTAAAGACTTATCATCGTAGCTAGTAAAATCTTGATTTAGTTTAACATAGTCTTCTAGCGAACCACCTGTTTCGTTTATAAACTCAACAACTTTTTGAATGTTCTCTGGTAATTCAACACCAGCATCAGCTTCAACTAAAGCTTGTTCAACTTGTTCTTCAAGTTCTTCTACTTGCTCTTTTACTTCTTCTACCGGTTGTTCTTCTGTAACTTCCTCTAAACCAACAAATTGCTCTTCAACTTCTGGTTCCGGTTGTACTTCTGGCTCCGGCTCTTGTTCTACTTCTGGCTCTTTTGAACCTTGTGATAAATCTAATTTAAACGTACCATCTTCTAAAATTTCAGCTTTTGGTCCGTCATCAGCTGGTTCCTCTGGAACAGCATCAACTTTAACTTCTTGAGTTTGCTCTACAGCTTCCTCTTGAAGTTCTTCTTGTTTTTCTTCTGACATAATATAATATTATAAAATTAATAAATAATTATCTAGGATCTGATGCCCCTAGATCAAAACCGCCTCCAAGTATATCATTACCTGAAGATTCAAAGTTTTTAGGTGGTTTACCACTATTTCTTTGATCAATCAACTCACTTTGTTGAGATGCTTGTATCTTAGTTCTTTCGTCTTTACGATCTTCTTTATAAGCTTCTTTGTTTTTCATACCTTCAACTTCCATACCTTTAAGTCTCATGTTTATTTGAAACTCGTGGTTCATAAGTTCTTTCTTGTATAAAACTTCTCTAGCTATTTTCTCCTCTTCTATCTTAGCTTTCATTTGCTCTAACTCCATCTTCTGTTGAGTTATAGCTTGATTTTTTTGTACTTCAGCTTGAGCAGCTACTTGTTGAGCTTGAGCATTAGCTTGTGCTTGAGCTTGTATGTTTTGCTGTTGCATTAACTGATCTCTCTCTTGTTTCTTTTTTCTACGTATCTTAAGTAATTGATTAGCTAACTTTATATTCTTAATCTCTCTAAGATCTATAGCGTCTTCTAAATCAATACCTCCACCAGACAAAGCCATTTGTATGTTTTGCTCTAGTAAAGCTTTTTGCTCTTCATCAGGCGATAATTCTATATGTATACCAAAGTCTGATAAATGTAAGTTACCTAATTCACTTAATGTAGATACATTGTGTATTCCTATCTTTTGTATAAAAGCATCTCTTGTAGGAGAATACTCTAGTATATCCGATACTCTAAGTGATATAGCTTCAGCGACTTCTGATGTTATGTATAATCCTGATTGTAGTATATGTCTTGTAGCTGTGTTACTGTTAGCTGCTGCTATTTTTTGAACACCAACTAAAGCATCTTTTGATGGAGTAGACGCGTCTGATGATTCATTTAAACCAGTTACATCTCTTATCATTTGTAAGTAGTAGTTATACGTACCTATTAAACTCTGCATTTTAGCACCACCGTTTCCACTAGATATTTCTTGTATAGGTACTTTACCTGGGTTCATATCACCTTCAGATGTCATAGACCTACCTATGATAGAACCAGTTTGAAAGAACATGTTTAATGCTTCTTGTGGATTATAATTAGTTCCATTACCTAAATCAATCTCAGCTAAACCATCAGCATCTAGGTATATACCATCAGGAGTCATTCTAGACATCACCTGTTGCAGTTTTAGATGAGTTAGTTGTATCATATCAGCAAAACCAGTTATACGTCCTACAAGTGATTCTATACGTCCCTTGTACATTCTAGGCGCTGTTATACTGTAATTCATTTTAACCTTAGTGTGATCACTCTTAGGTCTCATCATGTTTTTACTTAAATTCCAATCAAGTAGTATTTCAGTACCTAACACTAAAGCTCCTTCATATAAAACCTCTAGTGATCTAGACATTTTACCATACTTAGCTTCAAGCATTTGATCTACCATAGGGTTAAAAGAATCATCTTTTACTATAACCTTACTAGCACCTGTTGCTGTTTCTTTAACTTTATACACTTCATTAGCATATGTTTTGTAATTAAAGTACAGTACTTGTATTTGGTTTTTATCGTTTTGGTTAGACTCAGTTAAACTTCTATTGTAGAAGCCACTGTTTTGAAACCCTTGCCCAGTTATTTTAACTAACTCTTCTTTAGATAAATTAGGGAATTGTTTTTTAAGCTCGTTTACTGGTATTGTTTTTACCTCACCAACGTAGTATATATCATCAAAGTAAGGTGACTCAGTATACGAATAAACCATATTAGCAGGATCAACGTACTCAACTTTAATACCTTCTGATTTATTATAAACAGTTTTAACAGCACCCATACCAAGTACTGTTAAATCGTAGTTAACTCTTCTTCTAGTTAAATCATACTTATTACCTTCAAGAACAACGTTGATAGCTTGCTCTTCAGCTATTTCTATAGCTTGCTTGTAACTAAGTTGCATATGCAAGTCTAACTCTTGTTGTGAGTCAGGTAGTATCTCTGGATCGTTTTCATTAAGATCAACGCCAAACGCTTCTTTAGCATACGCGTTTAGATCTTTAGTTCTCATATCTCTAAGCATTGACTCCATATAAGCTGTTCTCTTGCTTACACCTGCTGGATCTTGTGAAAATGCTTTTATATCAAATACTCTTTCAGATATACCGTTTACTACTATATCTACAAACTTAGGTATAATAGGTACTGGTTTCCAGTCTAAATTTAGGTAAGACAAATCACCGTTTATAGATAATTCATCTTTATATTTTTGTATTGATTGTTCTCCTCTAGCATACAACCTTAGTTTGTGAAACTCTGTTTGGTTACCAAAGAATCTGTTAGTACCAGAATCTCTTTTGAACCACTCGCTTTCAATTGCTTTAGCAACTTTCAAACCGTAGTCTTTACTCACTTTCTCTAAATCGCTAGCGACTTGACTTGGAAAAGAACTTTTAACAACTGACTCAGCCATATTAATTTTCTATTAATTTTGAATGTGTTCCACCTTGTTTATACCTTGCGAAACTTATATTTAGTTTTTGTTTTTCTACTTTAGCGTTTGGAGCATATAAATGTCTATTACAACCCATTATAGCTAAACCAGAACTTATAGATGCATCAAATTTACCTCTATTGTTTATATCAAACTTAGACCAATCGTTGAGAAGGTCATTGAAATAAACTGTTCCGTGTGACCCGTCTGGCTTTATACCAACGTGATCCTGTATGTACATTTCTATTGCAGCTGCATGTGATTGTTTTATATCCTCACTAGAGTTAGGTATTCCACCTACTTCTTTTTCAGCAACAGATAGTTTGTTCCATACTTTATCAGGTCTGTTCATTGAGAAGCCTCTGTATCCTCTTCTTCTTAAATAGTACAATAAACGTGGTTTGTTATTCTCTGCTAGTATAGGCATTCCATAAAAAACCAAAGCCATAAGTACATCTTCAAAGAATATCTCAGCGGTTTGTGGTCTAGCTATGTATTCACAGAAAAAATGGTTTACTGGTGCATCTTCCATACTAAACTTAGTTAACCCATGTAAAGCTCCTTTAGAACCTTTACCGTCAACTGTACCAGATATATCGTAACTATCACAACCAAAAACGCCTATGTGTTCGTTACCTGGTTTCTTATAACCGTTTTTCAATATAACGTTATTCTGTAAGTGGGATGGTGGTGTCCAGCTTAATTTAAATCTACCGTTTTTATCAGGGTAAAATATAACTTTGCTATCTTTAACACCGTTAGCCCATTGAAAGTTACCAGTAGTTATAGTGTTTATGTAGTTTGTTTCCTCGTTGTAATCTATTTGCTCGTATATTTTAGCTAAATTAAATATACTGTTTTTTGTTTCATCTCTGAAAGCATGCTCTTCTGTACGTGGGAACTGTCTATAAAATTCATTTAAAGCATCACCATCATCTTTTAAGCCATCAACTTCATTCTGCCAATGTTCTAGTATACCTATATCTATAGTCTCGCCAAAAGGTCCAACCTTTTCTGTTTCAGGTGTGTCGAATACAGGTATTCCATTAGAATCAATGAAACCCTCGTAGTTCCATTCCATAGGTATGAATAGAGAATATAGTCCCGAGCTTGTCTGTCCATTGCGGTTTCGTTTTGTAACATCTGAAGCTTTATATAGTTTCTTAAAATTATCCCCTCCTTTGTCTAAAGCGTTTGATGTTGATCCCATCATACACTTACCTATTACTCTACTACCTAATCTAAGGGTGGTTTTCGTAACACGCCAGTTGTTGAGGATGTTGTTCGGCCTCTCCCATTTACCTGATTCGTCGTGGACGAGGAGTTTGAGTTTCTCCCCATCGTAGGAGTTGTCACCGGTGTTCTTCCAGTCGATCGTCGTATCGAGCCCTGATAGCGTCTCGGTTTCGGTCTGCTTGGTTGTTCTAACGATGGATCTTCTGGTAAGCTTGGAGGCGGGTACACGATAGGCAAGTTCCGTCTTGGGCCTGTCCATACCGTCTTGGATTGGGGAAAAGAAAAATGGGTAGTTAACAGAAATGGGTACCACCTTATCTGTGAACATCTTTTTAGCATCGGGGCCAGATTTGGACAGTATCCCAAACCGTGAGTCGGTTGATATTGTCGCCATGTTAACGCACTCCCCGGACGCCATGAATGAAAAACCTGAGCGTCGATTCTTGAGATAGCACATTCCATACGACCTGGCATCAGCTTTACAAGCTTCCCAGAATATATAGAATAATCTATTTGCTTCTCGAAAGTCTGGCTGCCCAACATCAATCTTGGACCACTGCAAGTACATGTAATGAGTACCAGTAATATAAGTAGGCTCACCTTTGTTAATAAAGCTGAAACCTTCTTCACGATACTTAAACTCTGTGTCAATATACTCATACCATTTATCTTTAAATTCATCAGGGTAATCTCTCCAATCAAATACAGTCTTAATTCTTTTAAGTTCTTTTGGATATTCAGTAACCTCCCATCTATCTTTACTGAATTTTACTGGGTTTATAATCTTAGGTAAAGCTATTTTTAAATTCTGTATTTCATATACTTCACCTATTTGCCCAGTCTTACTTATGACAACAACATCATGTTCTTTGCTGTAACCATACTTCCATTTTTTAGACTTATTAAGTCTCTTAATGGTATTTATTTTTATAGGTTCTATAACCTTGAATAACTGTTGCTGATACATTACTTAGATCTTCTTTCTGCAAAACCACCAAATGAAGATTCTTTAGTCTCTTCCTTAGGTTTATTGTTTAACATATCCTCTTCTTCTTGTATTCTATTTAGTATTTCAAAAGCATCGAATATAGCTAGCTTTTTTGTTGCAGCAGCATTCTTTAACCTGTCAGCTGATATGTCATCATCTGAATCAACTATAGCTTCTTTAGCAACCTTTATTAACTCTTCAACTGCTTTATGCCCAGCTTGGATTATATTCTTTTTCGTCTCCTTGATATTCATATCTAATAGTTAATGACTGAGATCTAACTCTATATAATCTTTCGTCATCTACTATAAACTCGTATTCACTACCAGGAGTAAAACCAACTAAATCACCTTGTTGTATTTGTGAATCAAAGTCTTCATCGAGATACTTTACAACACCTATACTAGGCAATTCTTTGTTTAGATTAAAAATATTATTAGATTCAATAGGTTTAACAAATGAATAACCCTTAGGTGCTTTCCACTCGTTTTTGTTTTTATATAAAAATATCTGGTCAAAAGAACATAGATAATTATCATCATCTATATAACTCTTGCCATTCTTTTCCACTCCTCTAACGTCATGATACCTTCTAAAAACATTGTGATGAACAATGACTTGATCACCTATTCTAATATTAGTGTCACCTGTTATAGGTAAGCTTTTAACTATTGCTAGCCTATTTACGTTTTGATGTGTGAATATTTGCGTGTTTAGTATTAAATCAACGCCATCTATATTTTTAGTGTTGTTGTATCTGTCGCCTACTGGCTCAACAACAAAATCAAATATGCTCTTCATTAATACTCTAGATTATACTCTATAGCTACAGCCATATTTTTATTAAAGTCTTTCCAAGGTAAAACCTCGTCAGCTTTTTTAATAAATATACTAAACTTGTCATCTTCTTCTGTTATATGACAAATAGTATGCCCGCCGTAGACCTCTTGGCCCACGGCATAATGCATAGCTTCATTTTTATAATCTTTACCGATACTAATCTTTCTTATCAGCTTCATCTTGTGGTAATTCAGATATTGATCCATCTTGAATGTTTACAGATACTTTACCATACTCTTCCTCTAAAGAAGCTTGAATTTCCCTAAGCTTAAGTTGTAGTTGACCTACGCCTTCAATGATACCAGCTTTTTGTGTTTCAAGTTGACCTATTGATAATTGATTTTTGTTTATCTCGTTTAATAAAGATTGTAACTCTTGTAATTGTTCGTCTGTGATTTTATCCGCCTTAGGGCTCAAATCAATTGTTTTTTCTGACATAATTTAATTTAATTTAATTGTTAATTTATTATACGTCTGTATAATCTTTGTACTTATCGTCTGCTTTTAAAGCTACATAAGCTTGTTTTACGTGATTCTTTGCTGAGTCAGCTAAAGATTCAGTAAAACTGAAACGAAATTCAGTTAGTTGAGAGCTTGGGTCAGCGTCTCTATTTGCTTTATCCTTAAACACTTTCACGCCAACGCTTGTGCTGGGTGACTTTTCCCAAATTGTTTCATACACCGCTTCAGCTTTTAAACTACCATCTGAATTATACACAGCAGCGGTTTTTAAACTTTGCGATGAAATAGAGTTAAAGCTACAGCTTAAGCTGCCTACTTGTAAATAAGCATCACTCAACTCTATGCCTTTAAAATTGTAATTTCCTTGTAATCCCATTGTTTTGTTTTATTTATTGTTCTATGTTTATATTATCACGCTATTTTCACGTTATTTAAATGCTCATGTTTAAGAATGCGAAACCGTAAGTAGTACCCATTGGATTACCAGTAGCTGCTTTCCTCCAGGTCAAACTATCATTACTAGTCCACGTGCTAGACGCACCGTAGCTAGTTCCATTTATAACTAGATTACTAAACGATGGTTTTGTTGTTGAGAATTTTAAATACAAATAATCCGTACTACTTTGATCTTGGAAATATATACCCGTTATAGTTTTACCGTTAAATATATAACTAGTCATTGAACCCATAGTTGGCCAAAACAATGTGCTAGATCCATAGCCATAAGCCATAGTACTATAAATTTGATCAGATCTAACAGTTATAGTTGCACCAAAGTCGTAAGCTGCAGCTACGGTAAAACCCTTAACAACACCGTAATGTAAAGTAGAACTTTGTCTCATTACAGCTCTATATCTATAAGTATTGCTAGCTATTAAGGATACTTGATTTTCGCTTATTGTAGATGAAACCGTTCCGGTTGAAGTAGATGTGCTTTGTAGTTGATTCCATTGATTACCTGTACTTGCAGCTATAGATCCTGAGTTATTATTTACTGATGGTGTGACGTTATAACTTTGGTTACAGTACACTATACCTGACTCGTCACTTACTCCAGTAGTATTTACGTTTACTATATTACTATATGTAGTACCTGCTGCGTTTGTTGCGTATGCTCTAAATGAATTAGGTGTTGTTCCAAGTGAGCTCTTAGTTAAACTACCAGTAAAACTAGTTTCCGTTACACTAGAAGCATCGTTTGTTACAACAGTACCGTTTAAGGCAACTACGCCAACCGCAGCCTCATTAAACGCGCCTGTTACATTTATAGTGCTATCATCTTCAGGAACATTAGTTACACCAGTGTCACCTATAATAAACTGTGAGGTATTTGTTGCGCCCAGCATTACCGCAAATCCCTTTGCAGATATAGTGCCTTCTGTGGTAAAGTTACTAGTTAAACCCTTGTTAGTTACGTTTCCACCCATTGTGACACTAGATACATTAACGGTTACAGTGTTAGCCGTCACACTTGGTGCTATCCCTGGGTTAGTTGAGATGACTTGCATACCAGGACAACTCACTGAATACCACCATTGTGTTCCACCTAATGGCGCTTTAACGTTCATGTTAGCTGTTGAAACTGATGTGTTTTTATTAAACTCTATATAGCCTCTTCCTCCTGTGTAAATACCTCCTTGATTATTTTCATATATTTCTACAGTGTTGTTTCCAAGAGCAGCTCTTAAATCGTTTGTACGGCTCGTTGTCACATCTCCAACGTACCCATCATAATTACCAGAAGAACTTCCACTTATATAAGTGTTACCATTCCAAGTAAATTCAAACCTATCAGGAACACCATAAGCTTCGTAATCTATTCTAATAATACCAGTCGCTGTTCCTAGATTTACAGGGTAATTAAACTCACCGTTTTGTCCTGATTTATAAGCTAAATTACAAGCTGGCGCTGCAAAATCGTGATCGTAAGAATAAAACTCTCCCATGCTGTAGCTAGCGTCATTGTCAGGGTGAGAAGGACTTATAGCGTTTGTTACATCATAGTTTTCTACACCTCCACCTAGAGTTATCTCTTTCAAACTGTAAGGACCATAACTAGTGTCTACATCTGTGTAGTCATCTTCTAGCTTTTCAGCTGCTATAGCTGCTAAACTTAAACTTCCGCTTCCAGGAACTGCCATGTTATAACCAAGGTTTTTCCATACCTACATCCATAGGTACTTTCATGTTATCTATAAATTTTTCTAAGTGGTTTTTGTGTCCTTGATGAACAGGGTGAGATTCCACCCAACCTATAACTTGCTCTTCAGTTACATCTTCAAAAACCGTAAAACTATCTTCGTTTAATTCTACACTAATGTGACCCATACTATTGTGTGTATAATCACCGTCTACAGCTACAACCTCAAACTCAACTTCTTTTATTACATTGGTTAAGTCTTGAAAGCTTGGAGCACCTTTTAAGTGTAGTATGTTAGTACTATAAGTTATTGCCATTATTTAATTTGTTTTTTAAGTTGTTCTACTTCTGCTTTTAAATCTTTTATAGCCTCAATTAGATAACCTGTTATGTTACCATAAGACACACCTAATGTGCCATCTACTTCATTAACTAATTCAGGTGCTACTTTCTGCATCTCTTGAGCTATTACACCGCTACCTTCTTTTTCAGTGTCTTTTCTTGTAAAACTAACACCACGCATGTCGTAAACTTTAGAACCATCTAATGTTTTTATATTTTCTTTTAGCTTTATATCTGAGTAAGCTATTACATCTTCACCAGCAGTGATTGTACCTGATATTGTAAAATCAGGAAGATTATTATAAGCTGTTGTTATTCTCGCGTAACCACTACCCACAGTTCCAGTTAAATCAAGAGCATGACCGCTATTTGCTGAAGTTATTTTTATCCCTATCCCTGTATGAGATCCTGCTCCATGGTTTACTGCTAAAACATTTGATGTTCCACTACCTGGACCACTTAATACCGTTGAGTTTGTAGCGACAAGATCATGCGTATTCAAACCAGTGCCAAAATAACCATACCTCCACTTGTAATTTACCGAACCTATATCATTAGTGTTACTAGATCTTGATGATCCTAACAACGTTGGTTCAATGCTAGCCCCGTTGAACATAATTCCACCACCAGCTCCACCTTGGTAACCTATCCAAGGTACACCGTTGTAACACCCTATGGCTCCAACAGTAGCTGTATCTTTTTGTATTCTTATAACTTCACCGTCACTACTTAGTCTATTAAACCTAGCTACAGTGTCACCGCTAACAGTTGGATTTATACTTCCATCAGTCATTAGCTGAACACCTACTAGTGCGTTATTTACTGCTGTTTTACCTACAAGAACGTTACCATCAAAGTTTGATAAACCGCTAGAGTTTATATTAAATATTGGTATACCTGATACATCTGATACTGAGAATAAATCACCAGATAAACTATTTGTGACTGAAAATAGTTGACCAGCTGTTCCTTGTATATCAAGACCACCATCTTTATCAACAACCATTCTACTGTTACCGTTAACATTCCATTTAAAATCTCCTGCGTTAGCTGAAAGGTTGAAACTGTATCCACTTGAATCCCAATATTGCTGGTGTTTTACAGATCCATTGGCTTTAGTTATTAACCCACCCGATAAATCATTTCTTGCTGAATTAACAGATAGACTATATGTGTTTGCTGATATAAGTGTTGGGGCTGCATCTCCAACTCCGACGCTACCAACATTTGTAACTGTTAGTTGTTCTTTTGAAGTTGTTTGGTTATATAGTCTAAAACGACCATCAGACTCTATTGTTTGTATAAATTTATGAAATGAATTAGTCTGTAAATCTAATCTTGCAGCTGTAGTTGTTCCTAATACCCTAGCAATAGAATCCGCTCCACCTGCTACCTCTAACTTAGCCCCAGGAGAAACAGTCCCTATTCCGACATTTCCGGTATATAAAACTTTTAAATGCTGAGTACCACTACCACCACCATCAATAAAAAATCCTCTATCCGTGTCGTCGCTCGTTCCTCTATGAAAACCTATTTCAGAAGCATAGTTATCACTAGTTTCTGTGCCTATTCTAATTCTAGCGTATTGATTCCAGGAATTACTTGGGTTTTTAATATGCAGCAATTCAGTTGGAGTACCGACTCCAATACCAACTTGCCCACCGTTAAACCAAGAGTTACCAGCGGAATCTATACGAACTGCTTCAACATTGTTAGTAGTACCGTCTGAAGTCATTAATGAGAACAAACCTTTGTCTAAGTTTGTGCCAGTAAGTCCTCTTGAAATAATTCTAGATATAGTATAATCATTTGATCTAACTAAAAATCTATTATCATCATCTGATTGTATTGATAAGCTGTTTTTAACAGTTGCGGCTGTTGAAGTTAATTCTAATTTTATATTAGTATCAGCTAGAGATTCAGAAGCAGCATATTCAAAAGCTAAATTATTGTTAGAGTTATTACCTCTTATTTTCCATTTATCAGCAGCACCAACTCTTAAGGCTGTAGTAGGTATTACATTAACTGCGGTTACATTACCTAGAAAAGTTGCTGCTAAAGTACCACCGTCTAAAGTTAACGCTGTTCTTGTTGTACTACCACCACTTCCATTGTTATAAGGTAATCCAAAAGTCATATCAGCATCAAAAGCGTTGTTAGCTGCTTCGGTTAAAACTATATTACCAGCAGCAGCTCCACCAGAGTGAGTGTAACCTAGTTCTAATGTAGCTGTTTGAGCTGTATTTGTATCGTGCGTAGATGCTAATATGGAAAGTTTTTTAGCTGTACCTGTATTTAAAGTTATATTACCTGCAAAAGTTGCATTTGAAGTAACACCATCTATTTTAAGTGAAGTTACGTTTGCAGTTTCATCTTTAAAATATAAATGACCGTTCGAAACAAATTGACCCCATTTACGGTTTGGATCTTGTAGGTACATAACAGGCGCTCCACCTCCCGAACTGTTTATATATAGCTGGTTATTACCTGAAGACTTTGTCATTACAATGTTACCACCAGTGTTAACTTCTCCTGCAAAAGTTGCGTCACCCGCGGTTGAAATTTCCATTTTAACATTAGCTCCAGAATAAGACGTTCCATAGGCTAATGAGTAATTAGCAGATTGATTTAAACCTGCCCACCAATAGTTACTACCTGTTGATTGATTACTGTATTTAATAGCTACTTCCTCCGCGGTACTTGCATCAGTAGATTCTAATGTTAAATATACATCTCCAGCTTGTTGCACTGCAACATTACCTGCAAAAGTTGCATTACCTTCGTTTGTTATATCTAAAACATTAATAAGACTTGAACTAGGACCTGATTGAAAAAGAAAACCACCTCTTGTTGGATGAGATGAATTAGCACTAGCGTTTGTTTTAAAATGCATTCTACCATAACCAGAAGCAGCATCAGTGCTACCTTCAACTAAATTAAATCTAACATCTGCATCTTTAACCGCTATATCTAAGACTGTGTCACCAGGGTTTTCCCTACCTTCTATTCTTATCTGCGGAACATCTAAATCGTTAGAGTTATCTGACAAATGTAGTATTGCCGCGGGTGTAGGAGGTGATGACCAATGCGATATAGATAAGTATTTATTAGTGGCATTATAAACCAAACCAGGCGCGGTAATATTTCCTGCAACTGATAAATCATCACCAATTGTAACTGGTGCATTAGAAACATCATTCACAATAGAACCTCTAAAAACAGCAGTGTTCTGTACATACATGGATACTCCGGGTCCAGTTGCATAAAAGTAATTTGCATTTGTTACAACCTCACCTGAGTTTAGAACTTGTAAAGCTATACTACCATCTTGACCTCTATTTACAGTAAGAGCTCTATCAGTATGTGGACTAGCACTATCACCAGTAATTGTAACATTACCTGCGAAAGTTGCGTTACCATTAGCTGCTAACGATAATGCTGCGGTTGCAACATTATCAGTATGAAAGTCCATTCTTTCAGTACCTTGTAAATATCTTATTTGACCTCTTTTTTCTGTGGCATCATTTGCTGTACCATCTGCAAAAAATATTGAACCATAACCACTAGTTCCACTATGTATTGTTATACCAGTATTACCACTACCTGCGCCAACTACAAGATCATCAGCGTCAGCGTGAAATTGAGATGCCGTAGCACCTATACCTAAAGCTCCATCAATATCTACATCTCCACTAGAGTTAACATTTAATATAGGTATACCTGACACGTCAGATACAGAGAATAAGTCTCCTGTCAAACTATCCGTTACAGAGAATAATTGCCCTTGCGTTCCTTGTATATCAAGAACCGTATTTGAGCCGTCTACTATTAGACCTTTTTTTACTTTAAATTCATTTGCCATATTTACCTTTCATTTTCCGGGTTATATATTAAATCTTTGTTTGTACGCGTTAAAATTACTAGCTACTTCACTAGCTGTTAAACCTCTATCGTAAAACTTCATAACTGGTATATCACCATTAAAATCATAATCAGCTCCAGATGACCACCAGCCTATTTTTAATCCTCCGCTCCAATCCGCAGAACCTAAATGAGGTACCGTGTTTCCTATAAGTACATTATCTTGATATATTTTTAATGTAGCGCCGTTGTATGATATAACCCAATGATGCCAACCAGATGTAGCTCCAGCTGTATGGTAATACTCACCTAATGTTCCACCATGTTTATACCTCCAGCTATAAGCACCATATTTATAAAAATTAGTATTTAACCTACTTGATATTGGCATCTTATGTGTTTGTGAAGGGTTTTCAACATATTCAAAAGAATATTGAGCTAGTGTTCCAAAATTTGTAGTTATATCAATAAAATCACCTGAGCCATCAAAAGTAGGGTTACCTATGTATGTATTCGTGTTTGTATTATCAAAAGACATGTTACTTAAACTTATGTCACTTTGACCAGCTAAATCTATTAACTGACCTGTGTCAGATCTAGAGTTGTTAT